ATACGATCAAACAGCTCTTTTGCCTTCTCTTCTGTATCATACTCTTTGCGCATAGACATAACAACATCATGGAGTTTGTCACCCTGCTCCTGAAGCATTTTCCAGAAGCAGTAGAGATTGTAATACTTGTCATTAACCCATACAGGTGTATTGGGATACATTTTAGCAAAAGCAATAGCAGGACTACCACCACCCAAGAAAGGTTCACGATACTCAGCAATGTGTTCTACTGGTAGGTTTTCATCAGTAAACAACTTATTCATTGCCTTAGATTTGCCACCGGGATAACGTAGTGGTGTCTTCCATTTCTTCATTTAAAAAAATCCTCTAAGGTATTATTCTTATCTGTTTCTTTTATCACATTTTTAGGCTTTTGTAAACCCATATAATTGTTTCCCCGCATTGCAATAAACTCATCTACATATTCTTTGCAGTTAATCCAATCAACACGATTTGTATAGTCTTTTCTTTTATCCCAAATATACCAGTAATAAGATGTTAGACCAGACAAAGATTCTTTTACATTGTAAATAGATTTCTCAGAACAATTAATTCTATTTGCATAGATTAGAATATCTGTGGGTGGAAACTCTTTAAAGAACGGATATCTACCTACACTTTCAGTAAAGGTATTGCGACAAAGTAATGCAGTAAAGTCATATAACTCATATGACCTTCTAACAAACTTTTCCGGCAAAGAATTTTTAAAAGGTGGATTGGTGATAATACCATCAACGTCTACTCTAGGAGAAGTTGTAAAATCTAATCCGGTTTCAATATCTACCAAAGGGTCTTCATACTCATACAAATCTTGAGAAGTTACATTAAATCCATTTTGCATAAGTTCATATGATATCCACCCTCTACCAGCAGCAGGTTCTAATAGATTTTTAGGCAAGTCATATTCTTTAACAAGAGTATAGACTGCAATAGGTGGAGTAGGATAATAATCATTATCTACTCTAGATTCTGAATTTGTCGATATACTATAAGCATCAGTCAACATTATGCAAAAAAGTCCTCTAGTGTTACAGTCTTCTCAACTTCCCATCCTACTGCATCAAGGATAACCCGCAAAGGTTCTACAAAGGTTTTGTTGAACTGCTTTTCATAATCAACATACTTGTGTAGATTGAATTCTTTAGGTAGAGCCATAGGAAATGAAATAATATTTTCTTTGATAGGATTAGGTAGAGTGAGATATACAAACTTAATCTTCTCACCATTTTGGATCATTTCATACTGTTTGTCAAGTCCTAATTTCTCTACCTGATTATTATACAGAATAGAACCACGCACATGAATGGGGCATCCTTTTTTGTAGACAGTGCTTCTATCCTTCCAGTCAGTGATATTAGACACGCCACGGGGGAATGAAATATCTTCGGGTGGTAGACTATAGAATTCCTTTTTAAACCCCTGTATGAACTCCTGTGTGCGTTCCTCATCCCCTTCCATGATAATCTTAAAGGCTTCCTTGAACTTATCACGCACCACCATAGGAGTAGATGACTTGATTGCTTCAATGCCCATGATCTTCATCTTAGGGTCAGTATACCGCACACCTTCATTATCCAGTACGTTTAGAATGTAACGTTTCTTAGCAGTCCAGACTCCACGATCTGCAATAACTTCACGTTCCATATCCATGCGGTTTTCTTTGCAGTTCATATACTCATGTAGTTTTGCATATTCTTTGGCAAGGATAGGCTGGAAATGCTTTTCACCCAACTCAGACAGAAAGTTAATAGGGTTCTTGGGGTTGAACTTATCAATAAGTGGTTTCATATTGACATAGAGTGAGTCAGTATCAATCGCAATTACATAATCATCTTCTTCTTCACAGACTTCACACATAGCATTGTTCATAGCACGTTCTGCCCAAAGAATACACAACTGCCCACTATAGGTGATTGCTTCTGCAATACGTTGGTCAAAGTAGTTGAAGTATTGATTGCCCAATGCACCATACAAAGAGTTAAGCAAAATCTTAATAGACATTTGCTGGTTCTCTAGGTGTTCAATCTCCTTTTCAATCTCATAGGAGTTACCCTGCTCTTGCTGCCTTTGCTTGGCATCCAACATATTCTTTTTGATAACTTTACGTTCTACATAATAATCCTTAACAATACGGGGCAGGATACCTACCTCATCTGTGCGAAAGACTACACCATTCGCAGCAGTAGTCTGATTCTCTTGGTGCGTCATAGGTGTCATATCCAAACAGGACTTTACTGACACACCTGATTTAAAATTTTCCACAATAGTCTCCGGTGACATGTTCCACTGTACCAAGATATTAGGATACAGCGAAGCAAGGTCAAAAGAAACTACCCAATCATACATAGCAGGTATCGGTTCCTTGACATAGGCACCGGGATATTTGTTTTTGTTCTTATCTTTCTTCAATGGTGGAACAATCTTGCGGGAAACAAGGTCACGGTAAATAATAGTTTCCCAAATGCCTGTTGTGCCAAAGGTATCTACAAAGTTACACCCTGCCTTGTAAGCCATGGTCATGGCAAGTGTAATCAGACCCAACTTATCTTCTAGTCGGTCCACCAGTTCAACGTCTTTAATGTTATAGTCTACAAACTTCTGAAAGTCATGCTTGTAGAGTGAGTGCAGAGAACCATATTCATCATAGGAAAGTTTCTTTTCACCCAAGACAACATGCGCAATATGGTCCAACTTATAGGACTCTTGTGCGCCATAGGTGTAACCAAACTTCTGAAACAAATCCAAATAGTCTAGTTGCTGGATACCTGTAACTTCATAGGCAAGAAGTTCACGGTTGTTCTTGTTTACTTTGCGTTCCCGAATATGCTTCCAAGGGGAAAGCATCTTTGCCTTGTCTTCACCAAGAACTTTAGTGATACGATTGACAAGGTATGGAATATCAAAGAATGTAGTGTTCCAGCCTGTGACTACATCAGGACAGTTAGAAGGATTGTGCCAGTGAGCAATGAAAGACAGAAGTAGTTCATACTCATCTTGACACCGATAGTATTTGACATTTTCTGACTGAGGTTCATAATCATACATACCCCATACATGATAGAGATTATCAATATTGTTTTTAATAGTAATGGTAATAACGGGATGGTTAGCAGCATCTGGTTCAGGGAATCCATCGTCGGAAGCAACCTCAATGTCGATTGTGGTCGTGTTGATAATTTCACGGTCAAATTTAATTTGGTCAGGATAAACATCATAAACCCACTGAGCAACATGATTTGTATTGCCCACCACCTCAAAATTATCCATGCCCTTATATCGTTGAATAAATTCTCTTGCTTCTTTGGCATCATTGAAGGTGACTGGTGCGACTGGTTTTCCACTGAGAGATTTCCATTCTGTTTTTTCTTTTGTTGGAACATAATATGTTGGTTTGAACTTAATGCGTTCCTGCGTCTTTACACCGTCTTTATAACCCCTCACAAGAATAGAGTTGCCTAGACGATTGACGGAAGTGTAAAATTGCATTCATAACCCTCTTTAAGTGTGAAGGAACATTATATATTATATTTTGATTGGTGTCAATAAAAAAAGGGGAGTCGAAACTCCCCCTCTTATCACTGGTAAGAACGTGAGTCCAGCCAGTGTCTGCCATTGATCTGGTGTGGTGCTTGACCATACATGATCTTCTGTTGACGTGCTTCAAAGTCTGCAAGGTCAACAGAGTCAGAAAGATATCTTTCTTCATCAGACATTGCAGCTCTTTTGGCTTGCTTGGTAATCCAAGATTTAGCGGATTTTAGTAATGACTGCATCATATCCATCCTTTTTTAACATATCAACTAATTCACCAGTAGGAATACCTGTGTGGTATTCCCGTTGAATATACCCTGCTACACCGTAGTAAGCAGAGTTCATTCTGGATTCAATGATTGCGTTACCTACTTTCCGTAAGAAATTCAGCATTAGTTTTTTCCTCGTTTTTTCTAATTGAAATTTTACGAGGCTGCTTCTCTTTTGGAAGAACGACTTCAAGATCGACAGTCAGGATTCCATCCAAAAGGTCTGCTCCAATTACTTCTGTATACTCAGACAGTCTAAATGACTTTTTAAACTTTCTCGCACTAATACCTTTGTGGACATACATGTCCTGTTCACGACGTTGTGGACGATCACCCTTGATAGTGAGAACGTGATCCTTGACTTCAATGTCAATATGATCAATGCCAAACCCAGCTACAGCAATCTCTACTGTAAACTTTAGATCATCAACCTTAACAACGTTGTGGGGTGGATAGGTATCCTTTGCCTGATTACGAATACGTTCTAAATCAGCAAAGATGTGGTCAAAACCGATAAACCCATTTCTAGGGTATGCAGTATTATTAGTCATATAATCCTCCTATAGACTAGCAAGGTAAAAACGAATCCCCTTTATGGGCAATTCAAATATATTTATACCAGAGGTCTTACCATTTGTCAAGCAAAAAATGAAAAGGTTATTTG